CCATATTGGGTTGAATCAGATTCTTCAGAAAATAGAGGGGGGTGGATACCAAATACAGACAATGGCACATTACCTGCCAACGATCCTGGATCGCAATATGGTATATTTACAAACCTTTATTCTAGCAAACCTCTTAATAGTACAGAAGAACATAATCATGATCAAAATGATTCTCTTAGTGGTAGTGTTGCTGGATTAAATACAAACGAAGGTTCAATCGTTAATAGTGCTCAATGTGTTGAAAATAAATGTCTTCTCAATGATACAATCGTAGATGTACCTCCTTTAATAGGCGATACCGGTACGCCCACTGATAATGATTTTGGGGGTGATATATTATTTGATGTAAGAAGACAATGTAAAGATGGAGATTCAACCGGATTAGAAACAACCGCTCAAGAGTGTAGTGATGCAGGTGGTACTTTCACTGTGAAGAATGAAAGAGAAAAATTACACCCAGAAATAGAAGGTTATGAATTTAGATTATACAATAATCAATTAGACGGGACTGCTTCATCTAGAGGCGATGATGCTGGTAATGCTAAAGTAGGGTATTGCTCGGGGGAAGGGTCGGCCAAGGAAAAAAATACTCTTGCAGACTGTACTGGGGCCGGAGGTACATGGAATCCATATAAATTATGGGAACAACACGATGTATTCACATCGGGAGACACTGATGGCGGCACCACGTCCAGTTTATCTGAGGATGATCCAGCGAAAAGTAGGGATAGAGGATTCATGGGATATTATGTTAATCCAAATACAGGGGATGATACAATCAATAGCGAATTATCTAAGCATGTAGCTTCGAATCCTGGTAATCAAACGTTAAAAAAAGTAACAGCACATTATTTGAGCCCATTACAAGATTACGGTGCTGTCGCTCAAGGAGATTCTATAAGTGAATCTCACAGTATTCGTTGTGCTCCTAATTATCATGTATCTAAAAATAAAGATTTAAGAACTGATTTTCAAAATGATGCGTCAAAACCAGAAGATAATCACATGAGAGGAAGTTCAACGGGTATTGGTCCATTGGTAACATGTGAAGGTAGCAATGATACATCTGACGACTCTAACACCTCTACTGATAATACTACTAAATTTAATCTAACTGGATGTAGTGAAAATTACTGTAAATTACCAAATGAATCGAACCGTAATACATCTATGTATACATACACCGATAATAAGAAGACCGAACTTGAAAATCTTTCAGAAAATCAAAATGGCAAGATTACTCTTAGACAATTTAATCACGGTGGTCCAACTCTTAGATGTGCTCCTTGGACAACAGGAACACCTAATGTCGCTTGTAATTGGGGTGGATTAGAATCAACTGGTAAAAAAGCCACGGCTGGAACTTGTTCAGTAGAACAAACAGACAGTGGTACAGGAAGAAAAATACCATACTTAACGAGAGAAACTTGTGAAGCAGCAAGTGGCGTATGGACACCAGAACAAACACAAGTTGATATGACAGAAGCTAGAACCGCTACAGGAGATGTTCCAGAATTTACATACACTGGTTGTATACCATTGGTTAGACAAGAACCCGAAGGGACAACATATTACGAACCATATCCTGGAGATTGTGTTGGTTACTGGCCTGGTTCATTATCACACATTAGTGATGATGGATCTGGTCAAACAATATCTCCTCCAGATCAGCTCGATGAACAAGCAAGAGATACGGCTATGTTCAGATTTTACAACCAATGTAAACGCAATTGTGATAATAATCTCAAATGTTCTGGATTCACGATTCAAAAACTTGGTCGTGATGAAGCGGCAGCCTCTGGCGCTGATGAAGGAACAATGCTTTGTAATCAAAAGACAAGCGAGTCCCCCGGTGGAATTACCGAAAATGCTGGTCCCGCAGATCAACGATGTCGTCTTGAAACTAGATCTCAGTCAAGCTGGGCTAAGAATTGGGGTTATGATAATATATACAAAGATTTCGAAATGAACCCTACTACCGCTGCTCAGATGGGTCTCATTAATTCAGCAACTGACGCTCCCCCAACAGTTACAACAGTTCGCTGGCAGATTATCCCAGATGATCAACCTATCTACTTTGAGAAGAAATACACACCTGGTGTCGACGGCGAACAACTTGGTGGAACACCACAAGATCAAACACCATCGTCACTAAGGAATCCTCCAACAACCTCGGCTACCGCTGTTGCGACCTGCAGTGGCACCGCCACCGACACCACCGCCACGCCGAACTGCGCCGACGCCTTCGCGGCGGCGAGCAACACGCTCGCGACGTCCTGCCCCGACGGCTGCGACTACGAGCCAGCACGAAACACAATCGGTGGGTCAGGATCAACTGTTGGACAAGGCGGTCTATCAGTAGCAACTGGTGGAGGTATTGCTAGATAATCATAAAATTTTTTTATAAAAAAAAGATAATTAAAGATATAAAACATAAATAAATATATATTATGGACGAAGAAAACAAAACAAAATTATCTTTTGATGATCTCAATTTAAAAGAAAATCTTTTAAGAGGAATTTACTCTTATGGATTTGAAAACCCATCGAAAATTCAACATGAAGCAGTTCCAAAAATAGCTTCAGGTAAAGATGTTATTGCTCAAGCTCAATCAGGAACAGGTAAAACAGGTGCTTTTACGATTGGAGCTTTACAAAATTTAAAAGAAGATGAAAAAAACACACAAATACTAATTTTAAGCCCAACTCACGAATTAGTTCATCAAATATCAGAAGTAATTCGTGAATTAAGTAATTATATGGATGTTTCTATTATGGAAGTTGTTGGTGGAACAAACGTATATGAATGTAAAAAAGAATTAGAAAAATCACCCCAAATTATCATAGGGACACCAGGACGTGTTCTAGATATGATTCTAAAGAAATGTCTTTTTACCAATAATATAAAAACGCTTATTTTTGATGAAGCAGATGAAACATTATCATATGGTTTTAAAGATTCGATTTATCAAATTGTACAAACTATCCCCGAAACAACACAAATTTGCTTGTTTAGCGCAACAATCCCCGATGAAATTTTAGATTTATCATCCAGATTTATGAATAATCCGGAAAGAATTCTGATTAAAAAAGAAGAACTAACTCTTGAAGGAATTACACAATTTTATATTAATATTAAAATAAATGATTGGAAGTTTGATGTTTTAAAGGATCTTTATGATACAATCAATGTATCACAATGTATTATTTATATTAATTCTAAGAATAAGCTTATGGACATTTATACAAAATTAACAAATGAAAATTTCCCTGTATCATATATTCACGGAGAACTAAGTTCGGCGGATAGAAAAGAAGTAATGGAAAATTTTAGAAGTGGTCATTCTAGAATCCTTCTGTCAACCGATTTGTTATCAAGAGGAATTGATGTTCAACAATTATCATTGGTTATTAATTTTGATTTACCAAAAACAAAAGAAACATATATCCATCGTATTGGTCGTAGTGGTCGATATGGACGAAAGGGTGTTTCTATTAATTTAGTAACAGATAGAGACATGCGTTATATGGAAGAGATCGAAAGTTTTTATGATACAAAAATTAGTGAAATGCCTCAGAATATTCAAGATTATTTGAGTGTTTAAACATATTTAAAAGATGTGCGTATATAAAATAATATTATAATTATTGTTACATTAAATGAGTGATTTAAATTTAAATTTTGATTCGATAGGAAAAGAAGTTAGCCTCGATGGAGATAATAAAGATACAGGTATTACTTTAAATGAAGGAAGTTCGAGTGATATGCTCGGAATTGACCTTCTTTCAAACAAAAAGAATACGAAAGCTGAATTAAACGTTTCAAGTGATATTGGTGGATATTCGAGTGATGATGGATCCGTAAAGAGTAATCAGAGTAAAACTAAAAAAGAAGATTTTGATTTTTTTAGCAAAATTAAAGAAAGTGATAAAAATGATAATATCCAAGAAAAAAATCTTGATGTTGAAGCTTCAGCGGAATCTAAAGCTGTCCCCATTAAAGATGATCCAATTCTAAATGCTGCGAAAAATGAAGAAAATGGTGGATTCCGCCCGATTCATTCGATGAATTCTCAAGATATTAAGAATGAAAAAATTGACATGATTTATAAATTTAAAAAGTTAGAGGGTCAAGGGATAAGAACAACAATGAATTATAATATGAACTCTCCACTTGAAGATATGAGAAATGAATATCTTAAGTTGAAAAAACAACGGGAGATTGATAATTCAGTCAAGTTTCAAAGGAAGGTAATGATGGCTGCTATTACAGGATTGGAATTCTTGAATAATAAATTTGATCCTTTTGATGTTAAATTAGATGGTTGGTCAGAATCAATTAATGAAAATATAAATGATTATGATGAAGTATTCGAAGAATTAGCTGAAAAATATGGCGGGTCATCTGAAGTCGCTCCTGAAATCAAGTTACTTATGATGGTTGGTGGTAGCGCATTTATGTTCCATCTTACAAATACAATGTTTAAATCATCAATACCTGGAATGGAAGATATTATGAAGCAAAATCCGGATTTAATGAAACAATTTGCTCAAGCAGCGGTTGGATCAATTGGTAAAACGGGTGGTGGTGGTGGTGATATAAGACAACCAGAAGCAATACGCACAGATCTTCCTCCACCTCGAAATGAGATGAGTGGACCTGCTGGATTGGATGATATTATGAATCAAATGAATATTAATCCAAATGATGTTCCTGATTTGGATAATATCTCATTAATGAGTGGAGATACAGATAGAAAAAGTATTTCGGGGTTAACCTTGAATATATAAATTTAAAGTTTATTTTTTAATTCAGTGAGATCCTCGATCATTGTTTGTATTTTTTTTTCATTTTCAAGTGGTAGATTATCATCATTACCTTCATCTTCTATAAAACTTGAAAATAAATCTTCTTCTTCGCTAAATAATTCACTAATAATAAGAACAAATATGATAGTAAGTATAATCGCACAGATAATATCTCTTGTAGCCATAAAAAATGCGCAAAAGATAAATAATCTTCTAAAATTTTGATTGTGTATTAATTTCTTTTGATTATCATCTAATTCAGAGATGATAAATCTACCACCGATGGTAACAATTATCATCATTACACCAATGAAAAATTTATTTTCATTCATTTTTTCTAATAGTTGTTCAATCATTTATAGTTATATTTTAGAAAAAAAATATATTTATCATTAATATATTTGATGGAAGCAACAGGATGTCTTTTAAGCGAAGCTTTCGGAGAAGTTGAAGAAATTAAAATAAAGAAAAAATCAAAGAAAGATAAGAAGAAATCGGGAATATTGTATCCTGATGATTTAAAACCTGTTGATAGTAATTACCAGAATGATTCTTCTAAAATTTTAGGTTATGATAATAGTCATTTTTATGAAATTAATGGACCCTCAAAATCATTTGGTTCCTATCAGCAAATAAATGATCAAACAATTGATCATCAAAAAATTGAAAATCCAAATGTCGCATATGTTGAAACACCTCAAGTGAAACAACCACATCAACATATACAACCTCAAAAAGATCCAGTTCAAGTAATTAATACACCCATTCAAAACGAGGTTACTGAACAAGTAAAAGGGATTTCTGATAAAGAATATAATGAATTTAAAGAATATCAGAGACGGAAACATTTTGAAATTCATCAAAAACAATTATCTCAAATGGAAGGATTTTCGAATGTAAATGATGATTTTAATGATGTTTTACTTTTTGGATTAATGGGAATTTTCTTTTTAATTTTTACAGATTACATTTACAAACTTGGAAAAAAAACATATTAATCTTTCTATAATATTCAAAAAAAAATGTTTATAAATATTATAAAGTATGGCAAAAAACGATAATAGCATAACATGTTTAGCACTCTTAGTAGGTGTTCTTATTTTTATTATGTATCTAAAATGTTCAAAAAAACTTATTGAAGGACACGAAGCAACAGAAGATGCTTTAGCTGCAGCTGTATCAGACGGGGCAGATGTTAGAACAACTAGACCACAATTTAAGGAGTGTATTAAATCTTGTGGCGCACTTCACCTCGCAGATTCAACTCCTCAGGATAGACTACAATTAGTTAAAGATATCAAAGATTACAAAACATTGGCGCTTACTCAAGAAACACAAGCCACCGCAACTACGGCTTCTGTGGCTGCTCAATTACAAAGAATTCGCGCATTTGAAGGAAGATTTACCAGATTTACGGAGGAGGCCGATGCTAGCGCACCAGCGGGATCTCCAGCAGCTCAAACAGGTCTATGTGCTGCAAGTACTGGACCTAGAGAAAATTGGACCCTTGAAGAAGATGAAGATATGGCTATTTGTTGGGATCGTGCTGTTAACATGTTTAACACACTTCGAAGAGTTAGACAAGCATATCATAGTTTACCTGGTACGCCCAATGAGATGCCAAAAGCATATGGTGGTACAGCTGATGCTGAAGCTGGAGAACCTATTGCGGATTTTAATGCCTCAGGAGCAGGTAAAGGTAATTATGAACCCCTCAATCCAAATAGATCCAGAAAAGATAGTTCATTCCCACCCGATGCTGGGTCCCCAGATACTTTGAGAGTGCTTGCAGCCGGTGAAGCTAACGGTGGTACTATGTTACCCTTAGGATGGGGTAATCAAGATAATAGAGGAGCCGGTTGGAGGCCGGATGGATACGCTGGAACGACTGGAGATCCTTCAACTGGATTTAGATATGCTACTGGTCCAGTTACAACAACTACCGCCGCTAGTACGGCAACCCGTTAATAATATTTTTTATATTTAATATAATATATGTTATCTAATAGATTTCTTTTACTTCTTATCATCATAACAATAATAATTATTCATATTTGTGATGATAATAAAAAATTAATTGAAGGTCTAACATTTAAATGGTATGATGAAAATAATCAAGTACTTGGTACCGATTATAATTCTTGTATTAATGGAATTTCAAAGTTAATAAAATCTCGCGCTCAAACAAATCAAGATGAAATTTTCAGACCAAGTGATTATAATAATATCCAAACTTGTGCGAACAAATTTAACGAAGATACCGATGTTGTTCAAAAAGCCCTTGTTACTAAATTTTCAAGAGAAGCAATTGATAGAGTATACAGTGATAAATTAAGTGATAATGAAATTTATGAAACTCAGGGTGAAAATCAAGGGGAAGTAAAGCAAGAACTTCAAAGTTTGGTTGACTCTAATTATAATAATCAATCATCACAATGCGCTCAACAAGAAGGTTCTGCGTGTCCATCTACTTGCGAAAATAAAGAAGGTGATTGTAGTAACTGTACAAATGATTGTTTAAAAGCTCATAAATATATAAGGGAAAAAAATGAAATTGACGAAGAATGGGGTGATGAAAATAACCCAATTCCAAGGAAATATTATGCCCTTAAAAGACACAGAAAAAAAGCAGTTAGAGATTTAGCCAGCTTATACATTCAAACATACGGAGAAAATGTGGCTAGAGGACAAAATTTATCATTAAATCATTGTATCGGTAAAGATTCAGATAATGATCAAGCTTGCGAAAATAAAAGTGAAACAGAATGTAATACAGATGTAAATTGTGTTTTATATAAGTCTGCCCCTTGTGCAGCAGAACAATGTGAAGATGGTTCGGGTGACACGATTGATGAATCAAGTAATTTTGCTCGTCAAAATTTAATCAATAAAAGGGATCAAATATACAATAAAATTAATATTACAAGAATGGGCGAAATTAATGATTTTAAAAAAATAGGTTATGATACATATTGTGATCAAGTAAATAAATGTCAAGGTGCCAATGCAACTGGAAATGAAACACAAGAAGATTGTACTGGTGATGGTAAAACATGGATCGAAAATCCAAAATGTATGCCAGATATGACCGAAACTTCAACGGCAGATCAAATAAAAACAGAGGTTCAACAAAAATTAAATCAATCTTATCAAAATCAAAATAATATAAATACGTATCGTTCATTAATTGGTGATACAACAAATGAAAATTCGATATGTGGTGGTATCTGTGTAAAAGATAATAACATAACCACCGATACTCAAGCAGATTGTACAGGGGATAATAAAACATGGGACGAAGATAGAGGTAGTTGTATACTAAATAATGTAACCATTACAGATAATCAAACGGAATGTACCGGAGATGATAAAAGATGGGATCCTCTCACATGCTTTCCTTCAACTATAACAAATGAATCACCTTCGACAGAAATTACTTCATTATTAAGAAATAAATTAACAGAATTAAATAGTTATCAAAATCAATTATATCCTAAATCACAATCAGAATTAAGTGAAATCAGAGCATCAATTGATCTTCTACACGGAGAAACACCGTCATGTA